TATCACAGCTGATCTGGCCTCTGACGGAGTCGAGGCCGTAATAACACGCATTGCCAAAGCACTTTCTATTCTGGCCAAATCCACTTTTCGCTGAAAGGTTTTTATGTTTCAGGATGCCGAGATTACTATCATCCTATGGGTTCTCGGAGGGCTGTTGTGTGTTATAGCGGCTCTTCTCGCATGGGGTGTTCATCAAATGCAGAATCAAGTTGCCGAGATTTCAGAGCGCCTGTCGCAAATTAACAGAACGCTCGGCGGGATTGAACGAGACTTGCGCGGGGAACTCGCCGGGCTGGATCGCAGGGTATCGCAACTCTATACAGCGGTTCGCTCGCTTCACCCCGACTACCATGGACTGGACGGACAATGACAACGCCAGCAACCTTTAACAGCGCCTATCGCCTCATAGCAATGGCGATGCAGAATGCAGGGAAACTCCAGGAGGGCGATGAGCCGAACTCGGAGCAGCTTGCCTCTGGCATGAACCGTCTTAACGATCTGATCAATATCTGGCAGACCAGCGGTCTTAAGCTCTGGCAGACAGTCGATCTTCCGGTCACTCTTACAGCTGGACTCGCCTGCTACACTGGCGCGAGTCTCGGGGCGGTGCGCAACCTTCGCGTGCTACAGGCTTACTACCTAGACGCCAGCGGGGTCAGAAGGCCGCTTCTCCCCCTTTCCTGGGACGAGTACAATAGGCTTTCTGCTCCGGGTGATCAAGGCCCAATCAATTCATACTTTGTCGATAAACAGTTAGCTCAGCTCCGAGTGTGCTTTTGGCTTACGCCAGATGCGACAGCCGCGACTGGAACCGCGCATCTCATCGCGCAGCAGCAAATTCCCAATGTCTCTGGCCTTCTTGACACGATCAACTTCCCGTCGGAGTGGTTCCTTGCCCTGCAGTGGGGGCTTGCCGCAGAGATATGCACCGGGCAACCTGACAGCATTATCAACCGGTGCGAGACAAAAGCTCTAACCTATAAACTCGGCCTTGAGTCTTGGGACGTGGAGGACGCTTCAACCTCCTTTTCCCCTGATCAGAGAAGTGGACAACTCGCGGGGGGCTTTAGATAATGGCTGACGCTGGACTACTTCCTCAGAGACTTCCTCTTGTCATTGTTCCGGGCAATCGAGACACTACAGCTGGAAAAGATGCGAAGCTGGTTAATGGCTACGTAGAGAAAGTCGACGAGTCTTCTTTCCAGCTTTACAAGCGCCCAGGGTATGTCTCGACAGGCATTAGTCACGGGGCAGGCGCTGCCGCAGGTCTGTATAACTGGAAAGGAGATTTGTACGGAGTCTGGGGAACGGCGCTGTACAAAAACGGGAGTGTAATCGGGACTGTTGATTCTTCCAACGGAAGATACCAGTTCAACCAAACTGCCGGTCTTAACATCAGCGTAGATCGTCTCTATCTCTCGAACGGTGTTCACGGCTACACCTGGGATGGCACAACCTTCGCGCAGATTATAGACGCGAATTACCCAGCCACCACGGTTAAGGGCAGTGCTTATCTCGACGGCACTCTCTACGTGATGGACGCGACAGGAGCTATTTGGGGCTCCTCCCTCAACAACCCGACGACTTGGTCAGCTCTCAATAAGATTGTTGCGCAGATTGAGCCTGATTTGGGCGTAACAATTTCCAAGCAGCTTATCTACGTTGTGGCCTTCAAGCAGTGGTCTGTCGAGTTCTTCTACGACGCAGCAGCATCTTCCGGGAGCCCGCTCTTACCAGTTCCAGCTTCGCGACTTAACTATGGTTGTGCAAGCGCAGGCACCCTCGCGGAGTTCGATGGCACCCTAATCTGGGTGGCAACAAATCGCGTTGGAGGGAGGCAAGTCGTCTCTGTCACTGATATGCGGGCTAAGCCTGTGTCCAGCAAACCCGTAGAAAGACTTCTTAACTCCGCCGATCTCACCGGAGCTTTAGCCTCCGTCTACAAGGGGATGGGACATGAGTTCTACATTCTGACAATGCCGTCCGCAAACCTAACTCTAGTCTACGACATGGGCGAGGGAGCGTGGGCTCAGTGGACAACGGCTGCCGGCGACTATGTCCCCTTGGTGGATACGGCCACCCTCGGGGCAACTACAGTCGGGCAGACCTCTACCAGCTCCCTTACTTACACCATGAGCACTGATTATCCAACTGACGACGGAATTGTTTTTCCCGTTGATCTGGTTACTCCCAATTTCGACGGAGGGACGCGCCAGTTAAAGCTTCTTACCTCGATGGAGTTCTCGGCTGACCAGACTCCCGGGAGTCTACTCCAGGTCAGAGTCTCGGATGACGACTACCAGACCTGGACAAACTTCCGCCCCGTCAACCTGGGGCTTAAGCGTCCAATGCTCTGGGATTGTGGGAGTTTTCGCCGACGGGCTTTTCACTTTCGGCATCAGTGCCCAGTGCCTCTGCGCATTCAGTCAGTTGATCTTCAACTTGTTCCGGGCTCGCTATGAGCGCTAATATTCCGCCTCCTCCGACCTGGGCAGCTCCAGTTGATCCGTTGACGGGTACTTTTGCGCCAGTCTGGATTCAGTGGTTCCTTACGATTGCACAGCTTATTAACCAAGCTGGCGGTTCCTCTGGGGTGCAGCACAATCTACTTTCTGGCTTGCAGGGAGGCGGAGCCAATGAGTTTTACCACTTGACGGCTGCGGAGTCTGTCGGGATGGCTGCCCAGTCTCCGGCGAACGTCGCCATCACAGGAGGGTCGATCACTGGCATAACTGACCTAGCAATCGCGGACGGCGGAACGGCAGCTTCGACGGCGAGCGGAGCTCGGACAAACCTTGGACTTGGCGACGTGGCCGTCCAGTCGGCAGCTGCCGTTAACCTGACGGGAGGGTCGATCATCGGGCTTACAACCCTCGGCTTTGGCACCTATACAGCAGGTGTGGTAGCCCAGGCTGGTTACATAACCGTAAAGGACTCAGGCGGAACAACAAGACGCCTGCTGGTGGGATGATGAAAATTTATCTGGAAACCTGGGCGAGCCTGCGAAAAGATTGCGAGGAGCTTGCGCAACTTCACTGGGATGAAATAGCCTGGGATAAAGATAAAGTGCCGCTGGACCCTAACTGGGAACTCTACGCAGCGCTCGAGCACGCTGGTAAGCTCGTCTGCGTGACGGCGCGCGAAGACAGCAAGCTCTGGGGTTATTCGGTGTTCATCGTGCAGGGGGCTTTGCACTATCGCACAACTCTCACGGCGATTAACGATGTTCTTTTTCTGCACCCGGACAAACGCCACAGTCGAGTTGGACTGAGCCTGATAAATAAGTCAGAGGAGTTTCTTCAAGCAATGGGCGTGCGCAGAGTATTCTGGCATGTCAAGCCAGGCGTGCACGACTTCTCCCCGGTGCTGCTGCATAAGGGGTATCGGCTGGATGAGACTGTTTATTCAAAAGTTTTAGGAGACTGACATGGGCGGAATGGTTGCAGTTGTTACAGATTTTCTTGCTACTGATGCTGGGGTCGGTGCGATGGTTGGGGCGGGAGTTGGCATAGCATCAGGCGGCGGAATTACAGGAGCGCTGGAGGGCGGGCTTCTCGGTGGAGTAGGCGGGTCTCTAGTCGGAGCTGCAAGTGGAACTGGCGGCCTAACCTCAGAGGGTATGTTCGCGGCCCAAGAGACCGGGGGTGGCCTGCTGGCTGAAGACCTAGCCGGCTGGGGCGGTACAGCTAGCCAAGTTGGGCAGGTTGGAAGTGCTGTGGCCGAGGCGGGCTTCGGGGACATGTCAATGCAAAGCTTCGCCTCAACTGCCCTCGGCGGCGGAGAAGCTTGGCTCGGCGGAGCAGCTGCTGCCTCGGCTGGAGCTGGTGGAGGTCTTGCACAGACCTGGAATACCTTCAAGGGCACTGGCCTTGGAAAAGCTCTCAGCGTAGGCTCGGACATTAACACACTGATGCAGGCTGAGCAGCTGAAAAAACAGGGTAAGGCTGCGCAAGCGGCTAGCGATCCGTTCTCTCCCTACCGAGCTCAGTACGCACAGCAGCTTGCGCAGCTCCAGGCGAATCCTGGAAGCATTACCTCACTACCTGGGTACGAGGCGGGCCAACAAGCTCTCATGCGCGCACTCTCGGCCCGAGGCCTACAGGGCTCCGGGAATGCTATGG